CAGCAGCGACGCCTCGTTCAGGTCGACCTGAATGGCCGGCTTGTTGGCGACCGTGCCGCCGTCGATGGGATGGTCGGTAGCGCAGAGCGCCTTGCCGTCGCCGCCGATGGAGGCGTTGTAGGTGGTCGCCGTGTTCAGGATGTTCGCGCCGTAGATCTCCTTGGTCTGCTGGAAGCTCTCGATCAGACCGAGGTTCGACGGGTGGAACTGCGTCTTGTACAGGTTGTCGTCGATGGCCTTGCGAGTGATCGCGTAGCCGAGGGCGATTTCCGTGTGCTCCTGATTGTAGACGAAGCGTTCGCCGGCGCCGTTGTCGAAGGCAGTCTGGCCGCCTTCGGTCTTCAGCTGGGCGAGCCCGAGGTACCGCATCTCGGCGGTGCGTTCGAGCGCCATCTTCGAATCGTGCTTGGTGAAGATCTTGTCGTACTGAGACGGGATCATCTCGTACTTGCCCTCGACGCCACGCAGGCCGGGGAGGAGCAAGTCCTTGATGGCGGAAAGATTAACAGCCATTGGTCGTTACTCCTTAGCTGATGCCGGTGGGGCCGGCGCCGTTCGAGCGCAGCCATTCGTTGTTGAAGCCGACGATGACCTTGTTGTAGGCCGTGGTCGGGTCCGCACCGGGCCCGCCCGGAGGGGCGGAGATCAGGCCGCGCACGATGAACGGGAAGGTCACCGTAGTGTTGGCGGTGTCGAGGTAGGCGCCGGACTGGCCGGTGCTGGAGTTGCCCGTGCCGATGGCGAACTGGGCGTACTGTCCGACCTTCGAGCTGGTGACCGTGGTCAGCGTGCCCGTGATGTTGAAGGTCGTGCTGGCGCCCATGACCTCGAACTGCGCGTTCGGGTCGTCGATGACGTAGGCTTCGACGTCACCCGAGGCATCGCTGCCGGGCCAGTAGCTGTTCCACACGGTGCGCTTCTGCGACACCGAGGTGTACTTGCAGCCGACGAAGATGCCGGCGAGCGTGGTGGTGCCGGCCGCGGCCTGCGTGATGTAGCCATTCGCGGTCGAGATGACCGGCATGACCGGGTCGCCGGTGTAGATGGGGGTGGTGTCGGTGGACGCGATCACACGGGTCGACTGCGCGAAAGTCGGCGCACCGCCCGAGCCGCCGTAGTACTGGCGGAAACCGAAAGGCGTATTCGTGTTCGCCATATCGGAAACTCCTTTGTGAAGGAAGGTCCGCAGGCGTCCCGAGACGTCGCAAGAGCCGTGAAAGTCAAAGCCTCGCACCGGGGAGGCAGTGGATATAATGCGCCAAGACGGCGGCAGGCTTCAACTTGACAGTATGTCAAGAAAAAGGGGGCCCGAAGGCCCCCTCAGACTGAGAGACGGACCCCTATGCGTCTTTCGGGATCGGGATCGCCTCGAAGCTCTTCTTGATGACGGGGCGCGTGCGCGCGTCGGAGAACTCGGCTTCCATCGTGCCCGGCGGCGCCGCGTTGAGCTGCTGCTCCTTCGCCCTGATCTGGTTGCGCGCGCGGTGCCGGTCCATCTCCTCGATGCGCTCCGTGATCGCCTTCGGGCGCTGCATCAGGACCTGACCCTTGCGCTCGATGGTTTCACCCTTCCAGTTGACGGGCATCATCTCCGGGTGGCGCCGGGCGGGGACTGCCTCCCAGCCGGTGCGGGCGAGCGCGACCTGATAGGCAGGATCCTCCTGCCCCATGATCGTGCGGCGCTTCCACTCGTAGGTCCAGCCATCAGGAACCATGTCGGGTGAGAAGTAGAACTCATCCGTTCCCTCGTTCATGTCACCAAGGTGACCGAGGATCTCGGCCTCGCGCCGTGCGGCGGCGGCGCGAGGGTCGTCGTCACGCAGCGGGGGTCGCATGTCGGGGCGCGGAGACGTGTCGAGGACCGTCTCTTCCGTCTCTTCGGGGCGGCGCGCGCGGCGGCGGCGGCCGGCGGTCTGGGGCAGCGTGTCCATCAGTTCAACCGTCCTTCCTTCTTGAGCGCGACCTTGTTCTTCGCGTACTCCTCGGGGGTCATCTTCATCATCGCGGCCATCTCACGCTCTTCGCCAGAGAGGCGGACCACGTTGCCGCCCCGCGTCTCGCGGGATACCGGCGCAGCGGGCGGCGGTGTCGAGCGCCTTGAGGCAGTCGACAGCGCCTCGTCGTTCGCGGGGGCCTTGCGGACCCCCAGCACGCTTTCGACAGCATCGAAGTACTCGTCGCTGTCGGCGGCGTGGCCGTCGGCCACGGCCAGATTGTGCGCCGCGATCATCTTCTGGTTCAGGCGCGGGTCGCTGACGAACTGGGGATGTTTGCGGACCCAGTCGGCCGAACGCGGCGAGAGCTGCACCGCAAACGCCTCGACGGGGTCCGAAGGCCGCGACACCGGCATGACGGGCGCCGGTGTGTTCTCCAGCGCCTGCTTGCCCTGTTCGAGCTGCAGGAGCTTGGCGGCGTGGGTCGACATGTCCTCCTGATAGCCGGCGGCGGCGTCGTAGTCGCCGTTCGACATGGCCGCCTTGTAGTTGGCCTTGGCGATCTCGTTGCTCTGGCGGAGCGTGTCGATGGCGTTGGACACGAGCTGCAGGTTGGTCTCCTGCACCGTGCCACGTGCCTCGTGTGCCTCCAGCTCGGCGCTGTGACGCGCCTCCTCGGCGGCCTTGGCGCGCGCCTCGGCCGCGGCCAGTCGCTGCTTCAGGTCGTCGACGCCTTCGTCGAGCGTGACTTCCTTCGGCTGCGTCTCTTCCTCGATGACGATCTCTTCGTTTTCGATGCTCATGCTGTCCTCACCACACCCGGTCGGGCTGGTCGACCTTGCCCCTGATCGCCGTGTCGTCGATCAGTCTGCAGGCGACGCCGTTGACGTTGATCGCCCAGCCATCGCTGGGCCTGAAGATGACCCAGTCACCTTCGTTGATGTTGGCATCGACGAACCACTCCCCGCGGTCGTCGACGAAGGCCCTCGGGCCCTGCTTCACAACGAGCCCCGCCTTGCCCTGAATGCGGTCCTCGGAAGTGTAGCTGTCCGTCAGGTAGATGCCCGACTTGGTCCGGCTGGGGCGTACATAGATCGCGACCAGAACCGCGTTGTTGAAGACGTCGACCCCGGATACGTCGCCAAGCGAGGCGAGCAATTCCTTCTTCGGATCAACCTCGTGTTTCATAGCCATCTGCGGCATGTCAGCTCCTCTCTGCGCCTTTAGTGATCGCCTCCGCTTCCTCGTAGATGTCGAGCGCCTCGCGGAGGCCTTGGAAGCGCCCGGTTTCCCGTGCGTACTCACGCTCGGTCATCGTGCCGTTCATCACGTTGTGCGTGATGACGGTCATGCGTTCGGCGGCAAGCTCGTCGAACTTGCGGCCCAGTCTCGTGTCGAATTTCACTGGCTCCTCCCAGTGGCCGAAGGTGGGACGCTGCGCCGTGAGGAGCCGTCGCAGCGTCCCGGTCGCCGGCCAGCGATTATTTCTTGTGCTTCTGGATCGCGATCTTCTCGATGCGGCCCATGCCGCCCAGAGCGCCCGCGTCCATGTCCTTGTAGGACCGTGCGCGACCACCCGAGAGGCGCCCCACACGCTTGCCGTGCTCGATCTCGACCTTCTCCAGACGTCCCATGCCGCTCAGGGCGCCGGCGTCCATGTCCTTGTAGGACTTGTAGGCGGCGCGGCCGCCGCTCTTGCGCGGCATCGGGGGCATGCCCGGCGGGCCACCCATGCCCGGCGGCATGCCCGGGGGCGGGCCGGGGGGCGGCATCGGCATCGGAGGCATGCCCGCGCCCATGCCCGGGGGCACGATGGGCGGCGGCGGCATTGGCGGCAGCGTCGGCGCCTTCGGCATCATCGCCTGCTGATCGTCGGGCTTTCCGGCGTTGATCGAGATGACGATGTTGGTCTTGCCCTTGGTGCGGCCGCCAGCCTTGCGCGGCATGCGGCCGCCGGTGGGACGGGTGCCGCCGTAGTAGGTGCCGCCGCCGCGCTTCTTGCCGATGCCTTTGGCCTTCATAAGCTCGTCGATATTCCGGTACGGTTCACCAGTTGCCTGCGATCCGCCGTCGGGGCCCCGCGTCGGAGCGTCACCGGGGATGGGCTTCTTAGTTGAACCCCCGTACTGCTTCTTGGCCGGGCCGCCCTTCTTCATGCCGCTTTCTTTCGGGTTGACGCCGAGCATGGCGTCGTAATCACCGCGTTCCAAATCCCGCAACGCGCGCGGATCGGAGCGGTCTGTCCTGTCGCTGATATACGGCGGTGACAGCTCGCGCGGCGCCCGTCGCTCGTCGCGATACACACGGGTGTCATCTTTGAGGTTTCGGCCGTCGTCCAAGGTGTCGTTTATGCGACGGTTCATCGCCGCTGACTCCCTCGCCGTCATGCCGCCGCCGACCTGTTTCTTGGTGCGGCCGCCGCTCTTCTTACCCTCGATGAGCTTCTTGGCGAGCATCACGGGGGAGAGAGCCTCCAGCAGGCCGCCGCCTTCCTTGTGGGCGCGGCCGCCCTTCTTCAGCTTGATGTCTTCCTTCGCGCCGTGGTGCAGGTTCTCGGCGTGCTGGCGCAGCGCCTTCCTGATCATCTTCTTGTCCTGCTTGACGTCGCCGCCGCTCTTGTAGCCGCCGACGTGGGCGTCGCCACCCTCGCGTGCGAGGTTCGCCTTCTTGTCGTTGCGGTTGATCAGGTCCGTCACCAGCGAGCGGCCGCCGGCCTTGCGCTGCTTGCGGTCGGCGCGCATGGCGGCAGGGCCGCCCTCGCACATCTCGACGACCTTACCGCCCTTGCGGAAGGCGCGGCGCGTCAGGGGACGCATGCCCGTCTTGACGTCGGTGTTCATCATCTCGGGCGGCGTCCAGTCCGAGGAATCGACCTTGGCCCTCGGCTCGCCCTTGCCGCCCATGCGGTTGGCCTTGGCCTTCATGGCCGCGCGTGCGGCCTTTGACATCTCACTCATCTATCTTCTCCGTGTTACTGCGAGCGCACGCTCGATGATGTTGGACTTCTTATGCACCTTGCCGCCGCGCTTGAAACCTGCGCCGCCGTCTCCGCCCTGCAGCATGTCGCTGTAGTTGGGCGTCTGCGGGCTGGCGGTATCGACGGGGACAGGCTCCGGCGCTGCGGGCGCGGCCGGCGCAGGCGCCGTCGGGGCCGCGGGCGTCGCGGCCTTCGGGAACAGGCCCTCGTAGGTCTTGCCGTTCAGCGCATTATACATCAGGGCACGGCTGGCATCGTTGGGGGCATCCCCTCTCGCCTGCGCATCCATGCGCTGGTAGGCCCCGTAGGGGGCCTGCTGCGACATGGCCTGCTGCTGTTGCGGGGCCTGCGCCGCGACCTGCCGGTTGAGGTCGCTGAAGGCTCCCTGAAGGTTCTGCTGGAGCTGGGCGATGCCGCCGCCGGGTGCGTAGCCGGCGCGGCCGCCAGCTTTCTTGAAGGGTTTACCCTTTTCGCGCGCAAAGTAGGCCGCCAGATTGTCGGCGACTTCGTTGTCAACAGGCTGCGCGATGTTGCCCATCTGAAATGCCCGGTTGACGTTGTTGGGCACCGCCGCCACTTCCGGGTCGAGATCGCCCGCAATGGTTTTCCATGCTTTGGGAAACATCAGGCCGAGGGGCGCCGGGCGCTCAAAGCCCATCACGTTGCCCTTCTTCATGAACTGCTTCGGGTAGCCGGGATGCGGCACCGCCGGGTCGTGAATGATACCTGCCTTCGGGTCTATCTGCGTGATGACACGCCCGGCAGTCAGCGACCGGGGGGCGACATACTCAGGCTCGGTAATGGCCAGCCGCAGCGCCGCAGGCTCGGGGAAGCCCTTCACGATGTGCGATGTCTTTTCCAACGCGGTCATCAAGGCGTACCGCTCTCCGAGGCCCATGGCACCGACCCACTTCGGAAATTCCTCGCTGGCGATGCTGGGCGCGCCGCGAAAAGGTCTTGTACCTTCCTTGTCGATGACGTGCGAACGGATCGACCTGTCGATCATCGCGCGGCTGGTCTTGTTGATCTTGGCGTGCGGCAGCAGGTTGGCGATCAGTTCCCACATCATCGGCGTGCTGTCGACAGCCCCCCGGCTCATCGACCACGGCACATGGTACGGCGTGCGGCCGAGGCGCTCCGCGCTTTCGGCCATGCCAAGCTGCTTGCTGACAGGCGCCTGCGCCGAGGCCCATGCGGCCCCCGCGCGTCCGGCCTCTCCACGAGGATAGAACGGGCCGCCGTGTCCGCGCACGGGGTTGGCGAACTCGATGCCGTTCAGGCCGTGGATTTCGGCATCTGTAATCTGACGGTCGCCCGGGGCCGCGATGAACGTGCCCCTGTTCTTAGCAATATCGTGCGGGTCGATGCGTTGGATAGGATCCAGCATCGCGCGGGCGAGCTTGACTGAGTGGGCGGCCCAGTCAGTCTGCGGCGCGAGCTTCGAGAGCTTGTCGCTCTTGTCGCCGACGCGCATACGGAGCTTGTGGGCCAGCTCGTCAGGGACCATGCCCGCCGCCTGCGCGGCCTCGTCCAGCGGATTGACCCAGTTCGGCCCTAGCGTGGCAAGCAGGCGCGCAACCGGGTGCCCGAGGATGTTCATCGGGTCATCGAGCGGGGGCCCTCCGTTGTGCCCGCGACCGCTGTGCGCATAGCCCTGTCGGCCGCCGTCCTTGGCGCCGCGCAGTGCCTGCATCAGGTCGTCGTGCGTCGTCTCTTCGCCGGCCGTCTTGTCCCAGATCGCATGATGCGCGAGGTGCTGGTAGAACGGCGACATCGACTTGTCGTGCTTGAAGCCCAGTTCGGTCTGGCGGTCAGCCAGCCGGTTCACGGCGGCATCGGCAGCGCCTGTGCGGCCGAGGATAGGCGCAGCCTCCTTGGTCGGCCGGCCGGTGTGCAGGATGATCTGGCGCGCGTCGAGCGTCGGCTGGTCGCCGCGACCCAGCATCGAGGCGAGGAAGCCCGCCTTGCTGGCCGCCACGCCCGGCACGCGCATCTCGCCGCGCCACTCCTCCGGGCTCGACTGACCGCGGTGCGCGCGCGCGATCAGCTCGGACACGCGACCCTCGCGGCCGGGCAGGTTCTTTGCCGCCCAGCGCAGCGCCGTCGGCTCCGTCTCAACCTTGCCGAAGCGGCGCATGGAATTCTGCGCGTGCGCGATGGCCTCCTCGTCGACACGGCCAGCCTCGGCGGCGTCGAGATACCGCTGGCCCATCTTGGTGTGCAGCCAGTGGCCCATCGCGCCCTCGGGGCGCACACGCCCGGCGACGCCCTTGGGCAGCTCGGGGAACGTCGAGCGCAGCGTCTCGACCGGCAGCGCGCGCCGGCCGATGCTGGCGCGTGTGATCGCGTAGGCCTTGATCAGGTCGCGCGGCGTCAGGCCCTGCGTGGCCGCGCGACGCGCCGTCTCGTCCATGAATTCGCCGAACTTGTGGACGTGGCTCGGGATCTCGTCGAGCTGCAGCTCGTTGCGCACGTCTTCGGTCGGCCGCCACTGCCAGTCCTTGATCGGGTCGTCGCCCACTTCGCCTCCGCGCTTGAATGAGTTGAAGCCGTTGCCCTTGATGCTGTCGCGCATCTGCGGCGTGACGTCGATGCTGTGCAGGGGCGTCGTCTCATTGCCGGGAGTAGCGCGGCGCTGCGCGATAGCGGCTTCGGCTGCTTCGCGTGTGGGATGTGAGCCAAGGCTTGCGTCATCCGGGGTGAACGCCTCGAAATCATTTCCCTGATACCCCGGTGACTGCTTCACGTAGAAGTCTTTCAGCGGGTGCGCGTGCAGGTTCACCTTCGCCTGCGGGTCGTGCTGCTGCGCGAGAGCCTGCAGGCGCTTCGGGAGGATGTTGTCGTAGTAGCCGCGCATGCCCGCGCCGCCCATCTTGAGGCCGTCGCCCTCAAGCTCGTGGTAGAATTCGCCGCCCAGCTTGCCGCGACCCTCGTAGCGTTGGGGGTTCTGCTTCAGGATCCGGTCGGCGGCTTCCTTGCCGATGTGCTTGGCCAAATCGCCCGGCTTCACGTCGTGCTCGTCGATGCCCCTGCCGTCGTGCGTCTCCGCGTTCAGGTAGCCGATGTCGGGGAAGTAGCTGATGTTCCTTACCTGACTGCTCAGGTCGTACCGCTTGTTCTGCTCGTCGCCCGGCGTGACGACGATCTTGTCGTAGCCGCCGTGCGCGGCCTCGTGCAGGACGCGCTTCAGCGCGAGGTCGGTCCACTTCTGGGTGTTGTCGACGTAGGGGCCTGACGGAAGACCGTCGCGCGAAGCGTTAAAGCGAGTTCCAAGCTCGGTCCACTCAACGTGGAGAGGGTGTTTGCTATCTCTTGCCCCCGCATTAGACAGTTCCTGCAGCCGCGCCCCTTCTTGCTCCGTGAGAGGCGAACCTTTGAAACCCTGATCGCGGCCCTGCTGGCCCCAGTCGCTCTGGCTCTCCTCAAGGTGGAGGATCTTCTCGCCGTTCGGGCCCACGCGGTCGGACATGCGGACGTGCGCGAGGACGTTGGGCTGGTCCCAATGGCCGCCGCGGAACCCGGCGTTCGACGCTGCGCTCCGGTCGGCCCTTTCGAGACGGGCAAGAGCTATGCGCGCCTCGTCGACCTCCGCAGAGGCGCGTTGATAGGCTTCGTCATCGGCATTGTCCGCGTTGCTAAGCTGGTTGTAGAGCGCGTCGTCGAAAGTGCGCGTAGCGGCTTCGGCTCTCTCGCGTGCCTTCTCCAGCTCGGGCGACGGCGTATGCTCTGCCGGCGTGTGCAGCAGCACCTCGCGGTAGTTCTCGCCGCCGGGGAGGGTCTGATCAGAGAACTTGGACTCTGTGTACGACGTCTCTCCATCCCAGTTCGGCGGCTGCTCATCGCGCAGCTCGCTCTCCTGCAGCGGGACGGCATTGTCCTCAAGGTGCTTGATCACCTCCTCTCGGGGAAGGGCCTTCGAGCCCAGCGTGTTGAACTTGGAGTGCTTCAGCTCGTCGGGCTTGACGCCCGGCATCGCCGCGTACTGCTGCGGTGTCGCCTTCTTCTGGCCCTTGGCACCGATGATCTTGGCCGCGCCGCTGTGGAGCTTGAAGGGCGGGACGGGGCCGCCTTCGGCATAGTGCGAGGGGCCGATGTACTTGCCGCCGCCGGGGCCGCTGTAGCCGCCGCCGCCCGGCGACGGGTCCATGCCCCCGCCGGGGCCCGGATAGATGTTGGCGATGCGCCGCAGCAGGGCGCGCTGGTCGCGGGCGATCATCGCCGCGCGACGAACGGGGTCAGCCATCCGACTTCGCCTTCGGCTTCATGCGCGCGATCTCTTTCTCGTGGGCGTGCTGCGCCTCGCGTTCGCCCGTCGTGTGCGCCTGCGAGGCCTTGGTCTTCATCAGGTCGCCGACCAGCTTCAGGTTGGCCTCCTGCAGGCTCGCCTGCCGTTCGAGGTCGCGGTTCTCATCCTCGACCACGGCCCTTTCCTGCTTGAACTGCACGTCCTTGGCCTTCGACGCGATGTCGGCAGCCTTCAGGGCCAGCTCTTGGCTTTTGTCCTCGGGCGGCGCCAGCCCCGTCGGGGGTTTGCTGGCCTCGATCTGCAGCTTCGCCTGCCCGAGCTGGCCGTCCTGCTGCAGCTTCGCCTGATCGAGCTGCAGCTTCGCGGCGTCGGCCTGCCCCTTCATCTGCATCGCTTCGCGCTTGATCTGCTGGTCGCTGTGCTTGAGCTTGATCTCCTCGATGCCCTTCAGGACTTCGGGCGGGGGCTGGTTCATGGCCGACGCCGGCACGAAGAACTGCTCGGGGTTGTTCCAGCCCAGCGCCTGCAGCGCCGCGGTGTCGACGGCCTTGGCATCGTACAGCTGCGGGCTCATGCCCTGCAGCTGCTTCAGGGCCATGACCTTGATGATGCGCTGCGTATGGCTCGCCGTGTTCGGGTCCGCCTGCGGCACCAGCGACTGCGCGTACATGTCGAGCGCGTCGCGGAAGGTCTTCTCGTCCCACGCGAAAGCCGGCTGCCGGTTGCGCTGCCAGAAGCTCTTCGGGTTCTCCTTGAAGCACTTGACGAGGAGCTGGAACTCCTCGGCCTGCGCCGCGTGCATGCGCTTGTGAACGCTGTTCAGGATCTTCTGCGCCTGCTCGATCAGCGCCAGCGTCGTGCCCACGGGCGCGTCGGCGCGACCCTCGCCGACCTGCTGCTCGCTCGTGCCGCCCAGCCGGGAGCCGGTCGCGGCCATGTTGTCGACGAGCGTCATCAGCGCGCCGCTCGGCTCCTTGTAGGGGAGCGGCATGATTGCCTGATTGAGCGGCATGCCGCCCGTCTTCACGAGCGCGCCGCCGCCCGGCGGGACGCGGAAGATGTTCGTGTTCTGGCGACCGCCGGCGTCGCTGAACAGGAAGCCCGGGAAGTTCGCGAACATGCCCGCGTCGAGCAGCTCGCGCCACGCCGCGGTGATCGCGTTGGTCGTGTTGCCGAGGATGTGCAGGAGGCCGATGGGGTAGAAGCCGAAGCCCGGCACGAACATGTACGGGACGAACACGGGCCGCGCCTCGGGCAGCTCCGCGGTGTCCTCGTCGTAGTTGCGGACGACCGACAGGATCTGCTTCGAGCTGACGTCGATGGTCACGCGCCACGGGATTTCGAGGCCGCTCTCCTTGCGCTTCCACTTGTGCTCGAAGCCCTTGATGTTCAGCTCGCAGTAGCACTCGAAGATCTCGCGGTCGCGGTCCTCCGGGTTCAGCGCCTCGGGCTCGACGCCCTGCTGCGCCTTCTTCTCGCGCTGCGCGCTGTCGAGATCCTGCGGCAGCGGCGTCGAGAGCTGGATGTCGCGGTAGACGCCGAGGATCTGCAGGCGCTTCACCGTCGAGGGCCGCATCATCACGCGGTGCGTCGCGCGCTTGGCGCTGCGGATGTCGGTCGCGGCCGCGTTGACGATCAGGTCTTCAGCGTCGACCGTCTCGCTGACCGGCCGGTTGCGCAGCGGGCAGAAATACACCTTTTTGAACGAGAGGCCGCCGAAGCCGAGCATCAGCAGCATGCGGTCGGTGTCGGGGTAGTACTCGGTCGCGATGGCCGTCAGGTAGTGGTTGAGGTCCTTCTCCAGCGCGTCAGCCATCTGGTTGGTCTGGTGCGTGCCGTTGTTGTCGTCGATCCTGATCTTGACCGGGCCGTCGGTCGGCAGCAGCTCGGAGCGCGCGTTCGCCTGAAAGCGCAGCACCGCTTCGAGCAGCAGCGGGTGTCGGACGCGGTTCATGCCCTCGACCGGCGCGCCCTCGGCGCTGCCGCCGATGCCCGGCACCTCGATCTTCAGGCCCAGCAGCTTGATGCCCTGCGCGCGGTCCTCGATCCAGTCCTTGCGGCTGTCGCTGTCGTCACCGATGCCGCGGATCAGCTCGTCGGCGATGCGTGACAGCTCGCCCTCGTCGATCTTGTCGACGATGTTGCCGAACCACTCGGCGTTGTCTTCGTTGGCGTTCTCCTCGACCGGCTTGCCGTCGAGGCTGATCGTGATGGAGCCGTCGTCGTGCTCGATCTGGATGACGTTGCCGCTGTCGTCGAGGTGCTCGACGTCAGCGCCCTCGGGCGCGTTCTCGACGACGATATCCTCGCCCGGCGGAAGCTCGTCGGGGTCAGGTTGGACCAAGCGGATGTTGGGGTTCAACCCCGGCACTAACGCCATTCAGAAACCTCGTGGGAATGCAAGGATAACACACCGGGCGTCATTCAGAATAGTGACAGTCTGTCAACAGTCGAGCCCAGTTCGACTGTGATTTTTCAGATCCCGTACAACGAAGCCGGTGGTGCGCCCCTATGTTTGAGGCTCTCGCCCACTTCGGAAATGTGCTCGCTGCTGCGCGTCAGCATCCCGGCCTGCCGCAGATGCGTCAGGGCCTGCGATACGGTGTCGACGAGGTCGTCGTGCTTGCCGCGGGGGAACGTCGTGGTCTGCCCTATGGTCATCTCGGCCCACTGGCGGTTGGGCGCGAAGATCATACCCTCGGCGAAGAGGTGCTGCACGGCGTAGACGCGCGCGACCTTGTCGAGGGCGCCGGGATTGACGAGCTGGACGGCGAAGCCGTCGTAGCCGAAGAGGCGGCGCAGCTCCTGCGCGACGCTGTGGCCTGCGGCCTTGTCCTCGATCAAAAGCCGGTCGACCTTCATCTCCTTGCACGATTTCTGAACGCGCATGACGAGGTCGTGCAGCTCAAGCCGCTCCTGCCACGCGTTCATCAGCATGACCTTGGGCGCCTGATTGCCGTACTCGCGCGGGTCGACGTTGATCAGGCGCTCGCCTCTGATGACCTGCTTCGAGGGCTGCGCGACGGTGTCGCTCGTGAAGATGCCCCACACGGTGAGCGCGCTGAAGTCGTTCTCCTGCTTCGTCGTGAAGGCGGTGTCGAGGCTCGCGACGACGTAGTCGAACTGCGGGAAGTGTGGCGCATCGTGCAGCTGCCACCAGTCGCGCTTGATGATGCCGCCGCCCTTCGGCTCGGGGCGCTGCTGCAGCTGGCCGGCGGCCTTCCACGGGCCCAGCCGCTTCTTCAGCACCTCGACCTGCTCCTCTGCGAAGCGTTCGGGCCACAGCAGCTCGCCCTCCTCGGTGCGCGGGTCGTCCCAGCCGATGCTCGTCGTGAAGGCGCGCTCGGGCTCGAACTCCATGGGCAGCATGAGATGCGTCCAGCCCTCGTCGGTGTCGAGGATGTGGCCCGTGAGATCCTCCTCGCCTAGTCGCTGCTGGATGACGACGTAGGCGCCGGTGCGCGCGTCGTTGAGGCGCGTCGACATCGTGCCGTCCCACCACTCGTTCGTCGTCTCGATCAGCGCCTCCGACATCGCCTCGTTGGCGGCGTTCGGGTCGTCTACGACGATGATGTTACCGCCCTCACCCGTGACGCGCGCATCGACGGCCGTGATCAGGCGCTCGCCGCGCTTGTCGTTCTGGAAGCGGCCCTTGGTGTTCTGGTCGCCCACGAGATGGAAGCGGTGTCCCCACAGGCGCTGGTACCACGGGCTCTCGACCAGCCGGCGCGTCTTCACGCTGTCGCGCATCGCGAGCGACATCGCGTAGGAGGCGTGCAGCAGCGGCACCTGCGGCCCGCTGGTCGGTGAGATTTCGCGCTGCGTCCAGACCCACGCCGGGAAGCAGACGCTGACGATGCTTGACTTGCCGCACCGCGGCGGGATGTTGATGATCAGCTTGCGGATCTCGCCGTCGACGACCGCTTCGAGGTGCTCGCACATGGCCTCAAGCGGCCATCCCGGCGTGAACGGCGACGGGTCGACGTACTTCCAAGCCTTCTGGACGAACTCATACAGCGACGCCTCGCACTCGACGCGCTCGATCTCGCGCAGCGTTTCGAACGGGTTGAGGTCGGCTAGGTTCATACCCGCTTACGGCGAGTGCGCGACGGCGTGTTGGCGCGCACGCGCTTGATGATCTCCTCGCGCAGGTGCCAGTGGTCGTAGTGCGACTGCCGGATCTCGGCGTTGGTCACGTCTTGGCCTCGAAATACTGGGCGCGGGGGCCGCAGATCTCCCGGTCGGCCTGCGGCGGCCCGAAGCGTTCGGCGTAGCAGTAGCGAGGGCCCGGCGCCGTAGTCGGGCGCCCGCACATCAGGATGCCGTCGCTGTTGCGCCAGCTGTGGGCGCAGTCGGTGCAGAGGGGGGTCATTGCAGCCTCGTGTAGTCGCCGGCGTAGTAGCAGCCGTACATGATGTCGGGGGCGTAGGCGTTGCTCATGAGCGCCTCGAAGATCGCGCGCTGCCGCGGATCCTCCGCGTCGGCGACCTGCGCGTAGGCCTCGCCCGAGCCCGGCGCCCAGCCGACCGTGATGCCGGCGCGCAGGGCGGCGCGCAGCAGCTCGGGGGCGGGCATGACAGGCGGCTTCATGGCGCAAGCGTACATCATCAATCCTCGACGAAACAATACCACAGCCGATGCTCGTCCACGTAGCTCTCGACGTCGAAGGCACCGCGCGGCTGCGTCAAGGCCATGAACAGCGCCATCAGGTAGGGCACGTCCTCGTCCAGCACCGCCTTGGGTCGGAAGTCATATTTCTTGCCCCCGATGTGGAAGCGCAGCTCGCTAACGGCTTTCATCTTCGGTCTTCCCCTTCGTCGCCTGCAGCAGGATCTGCTTGAGCTGGTCGCGCTGCTCGGGCTGGAGCGCCAGCACGTCGATCCGCGTCGCCTGCATCTCGATGGCGCCGCCGTCCTTGCCGGTGATTTCGGTAATGATCCGCTCGCCGTAGACCTTGGGCAGCACCTTCGACAGCAGCCACTTGCGTGTGTCGATGCGCAGCCGCGACCGCGCGACGGCCTCCATGTCAAGGACCATCTTGCCTTCCTCGTTCATCACGTAGTCGTCGCGCTTGTGGTCCGCGATGTCGCTGATCTCATCAGCCCACCGCAGCGCCACAATATGCTTGGCTCTCGCGTATTTTTGTCCGAACCCTTCGTAGTCGTCGATGATCCAAGCGTAGATCGTCGACTCACTTATCTTCAGCTCCCGTGCAATTTTAGGAGACGACATTCCGTCCGCCATCATTTGCAGGATCTGTTCTGCGATCTCGGGCGTGTACGTGCC